ACTGGCTTAATCCATTTACCTGCGGCGGCAGGTCAATAAACACGACCAGGAGGATATATATGCAGAAACTTATTGACACATTAAAATCATTTGGAATTGAAATCCCGGAGGATAGGCAGGCAGATGTGAAAAAAGCACTCTCTGAACATTACAAAAATGCCAAAGAAGTAGCAAAAACTCTGTCAAAAGTTGAGGGAGAACGCGATAACTGGAAAGAACGTGCCGAGACAGCAGAAGAAACTCTGAAAGGCTTCGACGGTATCGACCCGGCGAATATTCAGACAGAGCTTGCTGGATGGAAGAAAAAAGCCGAGGATGCAGAGAAAGAGTTTAACGCGAAAATCTATGACCGTGATTTCTCAGATGCTCTGAAAGCAGCACTCGATGATGTTAAATTTTCCAGTGAAGCTGCAAAGAAGTCTGTTATGGCAGACATTAAGGAAGCAGGATTGAAGCTGAAAGATGGTAAAATCCTTGGACTGAACGACTTGATTGAACAGATGAAGCAGTCTGACGCGTCTGCTTTTGTGGATGAATCTCAGCAGCAGGCTCAGCAGAACCAGGCAAGATTTACCACTCACGTTGGACAGCAGCAGACACCGGGAAGTATGACAAAGAAAGATATCGAAGCAATCAAAGACCCGTCTGAGAGACAGGCTGCAATTGCTCAGAATATCCAGTTATTCCAGTGATTTTTACACCGACTATACACCAGAGTATAGCCGCTAACCCAATACCTTAACAATTATGGGTAGAAAGGATTTTTTATGCCAGCAAAAACAAATCTTATTATGACTAATGATATTCATGTCACAGCACGTGAGATTGACTTTGTTACCAGATTCGAAAGAAACTGGCAGCACTTACGTGATATTCTGGGTATCATGAGACCTATCAAAAAGCAGCCGGGTGCTGTACTCAAGTCCAAATACGCAGAGGGTACTTTACAGAGCGGAAATGTTGGTGAAGGTGAGGAAATCCCTTACAGCAAATTCGTTGTAAAAGAAAAACCCTATGCAGAAATGACTATCGAGAAATACGCAAAGGCTGTATCTATCGAAGCAATCAAAAATCACGGTTACGAGAACGCTGTTCAGATGACCGATGATGAATTCCTCTTCCAGCTTCAGACCAATGTTACCGAAAGATTTTACAATTATTTGAAAACCGGTACCCTCACATTTACAGAGATTACTTTCCAGATGGCTCTGGCAATGGCCAAGGGTCGTGTAGAAAACAAATTCAAGCAGATGCACAGAAATGTGACTGGCGTCGTTGGATTTGTGAACATTCTGGACGTGTACGAGTATATCGGAGCAGCTGAGATTTCTATTCAGAACCAGTTCGGCTTCCAGTATGTGAAAAACTTCCTGGGATTCAACACAATCTTCCTGTTATCTGACAGCGAGATTCCGAGAGGAACAGTAATCGCCACACCCGTTGAGAACATCGTTCTTTACTACGTGGATCCGAACGAATCTGATTTCGCAAGGGCAGGACTTGTATATACTGTATCCGGCGAAACAAATCTGATCGGATTCCATACGCAGGGCAATTACCACACAGCAGTGTCTGAATCATTCGCAATCATGGGACTTACCCTCTTTGCAGAATATATTGACGCTGTTGCTGTCGGAACTATCAACGCAACTCAGACACTTGGAACTCTGACTGTAAACTCCACAGCAGGAAGTAAGAGCGGAGATACAAAAGTGACTGTTACTCCGGCAAAAGTAAGCGCAGGAAATGTGTACAAGTACAAAGTTGCATCATCTGAGACTTCCGTAGACTACGGACAGAATGTGAAGAACTGGAGCGCGTGGGATGGCGAATCTGACATTACCGCAACAACAGGACAGGTAATCACAGTGGTTGAGTGCGACAGTACCTATAAAGCACTGAGTGCCGGACATGCGACTGTAACAGCAAAATGATAATCGTGGGAGGTAACTGGCATGGCTTATGCAGATTATGATTTTTACACAGAATCCTATTATGGCAATGTCGTGCCAGAAGCTGACTTTGATCGTCTGGCAGCCAGAGCCAGCGATTTTATTGATACATTGACATTTGATAATTTGGTGGACGGACTGCCAGCTGATAAGCGTTCACAGAAACGTATTAAAAAGGCGGTCTGTTCACTGGCTGAATTAATGTATCAGATTGAGCTTGCTGAGAAGAATGCTACCAATGCCGCTGTGAGCGGTACGTCAACCGCAATCGGGTCCGGTGGTAGCACGACAGGCATTGTAACATCTGTATCCTCTGGAAGTGAATCTATTTCTTATGCGACACCTCAGCAGATTGGGGCAAGCGCAAAGGAATGGAGTGCGGTATATGCCGCCGCCGGAGATGCGCAGAAAACGAACGACTTGCTTCTTAAGACAGCTTTACCGCTTCTGATGGGAGTAAGGACGGATGATGGAATACCAGTATTGTATGCAGGAGTGTAATTAATATGAATAAAGTAATGTGCTTTTTAACTGGCGGGCATAAATTCAAAAGTCCTGCCGAATCAAAATGTAATGACAAAGAAAAGACTTGCACCATTACGGAAACTTGCTGTAAATGTGGAAAACAGTTTTCATTTACAGGTACATACAAACAGTTTGGTATTCCAGATGTGAGGTGAAAATTATGGATATTTCAACATTAGGCTCATGTATAGCAATCGTTATGATTTGCTACATCGTAGGAATGGGCTGTAAAGCATCAAAAAGAATCTCTGATGAATGGATTCCGGTAATCATGGCGGTTATTGGTGGGATTCTCGGAGCGGTCGGAATGGGAGTTATCCCAGATTTTCCGGCATCGGATTATATTACAGCAGTTGCGGTCGGCATGTTTAACGGATTGTCGGCTACTGGTGTGAATCAGGTTATTAAGCAGACAGTGCAGAAAGAATAATTAAGGAGAGGATATCATGTATTCGTCTAAAATTACACTTTTCAACTATTACGAAAGTGCCACAACTGGAGATGCGTACTGGTATCCTCATGTTTTATCCGGTGTCGACCTCATTACCGACAAGGGAACAATCCTTAAAAAATACGGACCAGACGCAACTGACAACGCACAGTTACACGTTCGATATACCATCCAGAACGGCGATATAACCATTACTGATAAAGACGGCAAAATTCTCCCATGGGTGCCGCCTAAAGAGTGGAAACAGCAGATTAACAACGCTCTGGAAGACACTATCACATTCTCAGATGAGTCGTTCTTCTGGGAAGGTGAGTGGACTGGCGGAACGGTAACTGACAGCGACTATCGGAACGGATTCTACCAGTACATGAACGAGAATAAGGATAACGTGTTTAAGATTACCAGTGTAGGCGGACCATATACGCTGATTCCACACTTTGAAATTTTAGGTAAGTAATATGAGTAAAATTCATCATTTTAAAGGATTCTCCGTAGTTGATGGAGATATGAAAATCAAGCTGAATATGGATAGATTTTCCAGACAGTACCAAGAAGCTCAGTATCTCCTTGACGGAATGGTTATGGACAGCATGATAGAGTTTATGCCAATGATTACAGGGGACTTTATCAACCGAACAAGAGTTGAAAGCACATCATTGCAAGGAACTGGATTTGTGTGTGCTGCGGCTGCTCCTTATGGACGTTTTCTTTATTTCGGAAAAACTATGGTTGACCCCGCAACAGGCAGTACATGGGCGAGACACGATGCGGAAAAGGTTCTTGTGAGTCAGTATTCCGGTAAAACGAATGCAAAAGAGAATCTTCAATATACAAAATCACCGCATACTCAGGCACAAGCTGAATGGTTTGATGCTGCTAAACGAAAATACGGCAGTACATGGATTCGTAAAGTAAAAGCACAGGCAGGAGGTGGCAGACATGGCGGATAAACCTATCGGTAAAGACGCAACTGGATATGAGATTCTGACAGATGCCATGAAAGCACTTCTGAACCAGTATCCGGGACTATACGAAAATGAAACAATCAAATTTGAGGAACTTGGCAAAGAATCAGGAATTGCATTCTCGGCAGACAACGGGGCGTTGATTTATTCAGAAAAAGAAGATGTTTGCGGAACAATGCACCAGGTATGCCAGTATCCATTTTATGTGGTATACCGAACAGCATCCGACAAGGAGCGACAGAAGTTATCTGTTCAGAAATTCCTTGATAATCTCGGCAAATGGATATGCCGGGAACCAGTTATCATAAATGGCTCTGAGACACGCTTAAATGCGTTCCCCGAGCTTTCGCAGGGGCGAGTGATAAAACGTATCACCCGTGATAACTCTTATGGTTTAGAGCCACAGGAGAACGGCGTACAGGATTGGTTATTGCCATTATCGGTACGCTACGAAAATACTTATGAAGTAATATAACGTAACAACCGGCTATCAATCGGAGATAGTCGCTAACCTACACAGCCTTTTAAAAGTTATAGGCAGAAAGGACATTTCTATGGCAGTTACAGGCAAAATTGACCGTAAATATATGGCTCATTATATCGATGCAGGTTCCCTCTGCGGAGGACTGACACCGAAGTATGAACGTCTTGGAAAGGATCTGGAAGAGTATAACGTTGAACTCAATCCAGATACTGAAACATCTAAAAATATTCTTGGAGAATCCACATTCAAACATAACGGATACGAAGTTTCTTCTGACGCTGATCCGTTCTATGCAGATACCACATCAGATCTGTTCACAGCGTTACAGAAGATCGTAGATGGACGCCTCAAAGACGATAACCTCAAGACGAAAGCAGTTGAGGTTCACCTTTGGACAGAAGCCACAGCAGGCAAGTATGAAGCATACCAGCAGGATTGCTACGTTGTGCCGACTTCCTATGGCGGTGATACATCCGGCTATCAGATTCCATTTACCGTGAATTATACTGGCGAACGTGTAAAAGGAAAATTTGACATCAGTTCCGGTACATTCACAGCTGACAGCGAATAAGCGCATATACAAGGAGGACGCCCTAAATGGCAAAAGTAATTAACACCAAAATTGATGATGGAATTCTCATTTTTACATTCACAAATAATGAAGACGAAGTCTTTTCTTCTTTTAAGCTGAACCCGACGGACATCAATGTAGCAGCACGTGCAGAGGAACTGACAGAATATTTTGAGCAGCTCAAAGATTCTATCCAGAAAGTCACTTCTGGTAAAGAGATGGCGGAACTCAATAAACAGATCGAAGACAAAATCAACTATCTGCTCGGATATGAAGCATCAAAAGACCTGTTCAAGGAGCCGATCACAGCGACTACTGTATTCGGCAATGGTCAGGTATTCGCCTACATCGTACTTGACAAGATCGCAGAAGCAATCGCACCAGAAATCGAAAAGAGAAAGAAGAAAATGCAGGCAGCAGTCAATAAGTATACGGAGAAGTACACAAAATGACCGCCTATGAGCTTCCCACCTCGCTTAACATAAGTGGGGTGGATTTTTCTATTAGAACGGATTTTCGAGCAATCATCGACGTTCTCATTGCTATGAACGACCCGGAACTGGACGAGCAGGCGAAAGCAGTTGTTATGTTGCAGATTCTGTTTGAGGACTGGCAGAGTATTCCGCCGGAACACTTATCTGAAGCCTGTCAAAAAGCATCAGAATTCATCGACTGCGGACAGTTAGACGATAATCCAAACCACCCAAGGCCCCGTTTGATGGACTGGGAACAGGATGGCGATATGATCGTTCCGGCGGTAAACAAGGTCACTGGTAAAGAAATCAGATCGGTGCCGTATATGCACTGGTGGACATTCTTCGGATATTTCATGGAATCCGGTGAATGTCTGTTCAACACGGTCGTTGGAATCCGGTCGAAAAAAGCAAAGGGCGAAAAGCTTGATAAATGGGAAAAGAAATTCTATCAAGAAAACAAGAACATTATTGATATAAAAACACGTCTCAGCGAAGAAGAGCAAGCGTATAAAGATGCGCTGAATGAGATGTTAAACCTCAAATAGTTAGGAGGTGGACGCATGGCTGCTGATGGCTCAGTCATTATTGATACCAGAATGGATACAACCGGTGTCCAAAATGGCGTATCAGCTATAAAACAGTCATTTAACGGCCTTGGAAGTGCTGTAAAAAAAATCGGTCTGTTAATTGGTGGGGCTTTTGCTGTTGGTAAATTGGTACAGTTTGGAAAAGAGTGCGTGGAACTTGGCTCTGACCTCGCAGAAGTGCAGAACGTGGTCGATGTTACATTCACAACCATGTCGGACAAGGTAAACGAATTTGCAAAGAATGCTATGACCTCTGCCGGACTGTCAGAAACCATGGCAAAACAGTATGTCGGAACGTTCGGAGCAATGTCTAAGTCGTTCGGTTTCTCCGAAGCACAGGCTTACGACATGTCAACAGCTCTGACACAGCTGACTGGTGATGTAGCATCATTTTACAACATTTCACAAGACTTGGCTTATATAAAACTGAAGTCAGTTTTTACAGGAGAAACGGAAACACTTAAAGACTTGGGTTAACAATTAGCTCCCTTACACAGCAATGTGTATTGAATAACATGGTGAACGAAGAAATCTTCGGTGTGTTGCTTTATGAGCAATGCTAACGGTAAAAGCCTAAAATTATTTAAAAAACTTGTGGTTATGACGCCTATATGATATAATATTTATAGGAGGTGATTTCCATGAGTGAAGAAATTTGGAAAGATATTAAAGGCTACGAAGGTCTGTATCAAGTAAGCAATATGGGAAGAATAAAAAGCCTTGAGCGTAGATGTAAGGCAAGATGGTATACAAGAAAAGTACCAGAGAAAATTTATTCTCCTGCACTTGATACTTACGGTTATCCAATAGTCTCTTTGCATAAAGACGGCAAAAAGAAAACGATTACAATTCATAAATTGGTTGCAAATGCTTTTCTTAAAAAGCCGGACGGTTGTAATTCTATTAATCACATTGACGAAAACAAGCAGAATAATTGCGTTGAAAATCTTGAATGGTGTACTGTTCAAGAAAACAATGATTATGGGACGAGAGTAGAACGGCTAAGGAAAACTCAGCAAAGAGCAGTCCTACAATGTGATTTAGACGGAAACGTAATCAAAGAATGGGAAGGAATGAACTTCCTTTGCAGAGAAACAGGATACGATCAAGGCCTAATATCTAAAGTATGCAACAATGTTTATAGGCATCGCACTGCATATGGGTTCAAATGGAAATTTAAATAATCATGGTAATACCGTGCTAAGCATCGGAGAGTCTCGTTAAGAGGCTCTTTTTTTGATGAAAGTGTAACGACTATTCCGTAAGGAAGTAGGTTTAGGGTGAAATTCCCTATTCCGAAGTGCCATGCATCCTATTTGGATGAAGAGATAGTCTACTCCCCTAATAAATATCGGGAAACCGAGGGTATAAAGGGTCGTTATGACACAAAGCGCCCTCGACCAGTATGCGCTGGCAAATGGCTACGGCAAAACCACATCTGAAATGACAGAACAGGAGAAAGTAGCTCTCCGTCTGGCTTTTGTGCAGAAACAGTTATCGGCTGCATCTGGTGATTTCATTCGAACATCTGACTCATGGGCGAATCAGGTGCGAGTGATGCAACTGCAGTTGCAGTCATTAAAAGCAACAGTCGGCCAGGGATTGATTAATATTTTCACGCCTGTTCTGAAAGTAATCAATATTCTGCTCGGTAAACTGGCAACTCTGGCAAATGCCTTCAAGTCATTTACGGAGCTTATTACTGGCAAGAAATCATCAGGTCAGACAGGTGGAAGCGGCGCAGGGCTTGCCGGAGCGGATGCAATTGCAGATACGGCAGATCAGTATGGACAGGCAGCCGATAATGCAGAGAAACTGGCAGATGCCACGAACGACAATGCGAAAGCTACAAAAAAAGCGAATAAGGAAACAAAAAACTATCTTTCATCGCTTGATGAAGTTCACAAAGTCACATCTACTGGCAGCAATTCATCTTCCACACCATCTTCATCTGGTGGAAGTGGTGGAGCAGGTAACAGTGGCCTTCCGAGTTCAGTTGGTAATGTGGACTACGGCAATCTCGCAGAAGGCGAAACCGCACTTGACAAGATTAGCGATTCCGCAAAGAAACTTGCTGACCTGCTCAAGAAACTCTGGAAACCATTCCAGGACGCATGGAAAAAAGAGGGTAAGAATACCATTAATGCAGCAAAAGTCGCACTTGATGGACTCAAAAAGCTCGCTGTAAGTGTAGGTAAAAGCCTTGTAGAGGTCTGGACAAATGGCACAGGCACAACGATGCTTACGACCATGCTGAGGATTGCTCAGAACGTGCTTAAAACTATCGGTAATATTGCATCTGGTTTCGCAGATGCATGGAACAAAAACAGTGTTGGAACGCAGATCATCCAGAACATTGCAGATGCCCTTGTGGTAGTTATGCAGTTTGTTGAAAAAATCGCAGAGGATACAGCAACATGGGCGGCGAACCTTAATTTCTATCCTCTACTGGAATCTATCAGTAATCTAACAAGTACGTTTGCGCCAATTCTGGAATCTATCGGAAATGTTCTTGAATGGATTTATAACAATATTGTTCTTCCAATGCTGAAATGGCTGATTGAAACGGGAATTCCAATAGTGATCAACCTAGTGTCTGATTTGGCAAGATTTTTCGCAGACCATCAGTCAATTATTGAGGCATTCGGCGCAGCTCTGATCGGAGCATTTGCGGCAGCGAAGATTGCAGGCTTAGCTTCGAGAATCGCAGGAAGTATAACGACAGTAGCAAGTTTCATTAAGGGTCTTATTGCACTCATGACCGGCTCTGGCGGCATTATTGGTGGAATCAAAGCCATTGCGACAGCTGTCGGACCGGGCGGAATTTTTATAGCAGCAGTAACAGCTTGCATTGCGATTGGTGTATTGCTGTACAAAAACTGGGACAAAATAAAAGAAGTTGCAGGTGCGGTATGGAGTTGGATTAAAGACAAAACCATAGCTTTCGTCGATGGAATAAAATCCAAACTAAGTGATTTGGCAGAAAAGATTGTTTCTATCTGGAATGGTATCAAATCAAGTGCAAAAGAAAAGTGGGACGCTATATGGTCCACTATAAAAGAAGTTGTAAAGAAGATAGTCGATGGAATCGTTGATAAATTCAACGGCGCAAGGAACAAGGTTGTTGACGCATTCGAGGGAATTAAAAATAAAGTCAAAGGAATATTAAACAAAGTTATCGGCATTGTAAATGGTGCTATCGGAACAGTAAATGGTGCTATCAGTGGTATCGAATCTGCTCTCTCTTTCGGTCCGTGGGAAGTGCCTACACCGTTCGGCAAGAAAACAATCGGATTTAGTGCAACATTTCCGAGAGTTCCAACAGTACCTTATCTTGCAAAAGGAGCAGTTATTCCACCTAGAAGTGAGTTCCTGGCTGTACTTGGCGACCAGAAACAGGGTAATAACATTGAAACACCAGAAGCACTGCTCAGAAAAATTGTTCGCGAAGAATCTGGCGGACAGCAGAGTAGTGGAAATTATCGTTTTACTGCTCAGATTAACCGAAGAACGGTATTTGATGAAATTATTGAAGAAGCAAAGTTAAGGCGTGATACAAGCGGCAGAAATCCGTTTGAACTGGCATAGGAGGTGAGCGCATGGCGTCTATAATATTAAGCAAATCTATAACGGATAGGTATAAGATAAACGGCAAGCGCATGCCTCAGCCAGACAAGGATATGACGTGCAATTTTGAAACAACTTACTCCGAAGGAAGCAATCGTACGCAATTCGGAAAAGCCATATTAGTTCCGTTATTTACGGTTATCCAGTATGGCTATGAAGCCACAAACGTTCCAGTAGCGGAGGCAGAAGAACTCGTGAATGCGATAATAAAAGGAAAACCATTTAATCTTTTTCATTATTCCATCTATCATCGTGATTGGCGCACTGAATCATTCTATGTTGGAAAGGGTTCTTTTAACTTGGCTTCCGCTGCACCTGGTGAGGAATACTACTCGAAAATAACTTGCAACATGACGGGGGTGAATCCACTTTGATTAATGCATCTGATGCGTTTAAGCAAAAATTAGCAGATGGTGAGCCTGTCTGGGAGGTGGTGGATATTACCTTCCCTGATGGAACCGTAAAGACTGTGCAAAATGAGATTATGAGTGGCAATAACTCGTTTTCTGATTGTGCAGAAAGTAGCAGCTTTCCGATTGGCTGCGTTGTTTGTAAATCCATGACATTGGAGTTGGACAACACTTCCGACCAGTGGAAAAACTATAATTTCTACATGGCAAAAGTTCATGCGTATCTTAAAATGCAGACCTCTGTAGCAAGTTCGGCTACAACAGATGAATTGCTGGATGAAAACTATGAGCCAATTCTTGACCAGAGTGGCGGTGCGATTCTGGGAACAAAAGCAGCGACAGAAGACAGAGTCGAAACCATTGATAAAGGTATTTATACAATTACGACACCAGAACAATATGGCGAAATCCTTAGTTTTACCGCTTTGGACGATATGTATAAAACGAACGCAACTTATATATCTCATCTGGTTCTGCCACAGTCAATAGAGACTCTTGTTAGAGATGCGTGTGAGACTCTTGGTATTCCGTCAGAAGTCTCCATGGCTCATGGAAATCTGATCGTGTCAGAGATTCCGGAAAACATGACGTTTCGTCAGTTGTTCGGATGGGCAGCAATGCTTGAGACTGCGAACGCTCGCCTGGACATCAGAGGATACTTGCGATTTATCAGATGGGATTTTTCCAATGTACAAGAAGATTACAACGCAGTAGTGGACGATGATGGAAATGTAACATTTAAAGGCGGCGCAAGTATTGACTCAGAAAGTTTTATCAGTCCGACAGGGAACTGGACAATTGATAGTGATGGATTCTTGACACTGATCGAATCAGTAGCTGACACATCCGAAAAACTCAAAGACTTTTTTGAGAGTCCAACTGTGTCTAGTGATGATATTATAATCACTGGAATCAAGCTAAAAAATAGAGAAAATGAAGCCATGTACGGAAGCACAGGATATGTTCTTGAATTGGAGAACGACCTTGTTGCGGATTCAAACTTGGATACGGTAGCTGCTCAAATCGGTGATTCTATCATCGGAGTTAAATTCCGCAATATGTCTGGAGAACTTGCGTATAATCCACTCATTGAGTTCGGAGATATGGCGTATACTTACGACCGTAAGTGGAACAGATACATTACTCCACTGACAGACGTTTCTTGTTCCGTTAATGGAAAAACCGCTGTGAAAACTCAAGCTGACGACCCTATCAGAGGAATGAGTAAGTTCCAGTCAGAATCCACTAAGGCAATCGTAGAAGCAAGACGGCTTGTCAAAAAAGAACGTTCAGCTAGAGAAAAAGCAGTAAAGAAATTAGAAGAAACCTTAAAAAATTCTTCTGGATTATATGAAACATCAGTCACGCAGGAAGATGGCAGTACAATCACATATCTGCACGATAAGCCCACACTCGCAGAATCAAAAAATGTAATTAAATTTACAGCCGAAGCCATTGGAGTAAGTAATGATGGTGGTAAAACATACCCTTACGGCTTCTTCCTGACAGGCGATTTGATAGCAAAAATTCTGTACGCACATGGTATCAATGCTGATTATATTGATACAGGTGCGTTGATTGTTAGAGATAGCGATGGAAATATCATCTTCCAAGTTGATATGGACACCAAAAAAGTAATCATCAGCGGAGATAATGTTGTAATTGGTGACAGTTCTTTACCGGATAAACTGACAAAAATGGACAACAATATTGCAGATGCCAAGAATATGACTATGCAATTGTCGAATGAAATGCAAGCTATCGCGGCTGACAAAGATGGAGCTATCACAGTGTTTCCACAGGTGTCTACCAAAGTCACCGTAATGTATGGCTCAAATGATATCACAAACGATTGTAGTTATACGGTCAGCAAATCGGACTTTGTGGCTGGCTCGTGGGATCTAACTACTCATACATATACGGTTACTGGATTATCGGCAGACAATGGATGGGTGGACATCAAAGCCACTTATTTACGGGCACTGTCAATTACAAAGCGGTTTACGGTTGCCAAACTAAAAGCCGGAAAGAATGGAATTAACGGACTTGATGGACTTCAAGGAGAAAAGGGAGAGCAGGGAATTCCGGGCAAAGACGGCAAGGACGGAACTAATGGAGTAGATGGGAAAACATCGTATTTCCACATCAAATACAGTTCCGTGGCGAATCCGACATCATCTAGCCAGATGACTGAAATTCCATCCACTTACATTGGCACTTATGTAGATTATAAGCCAAACGACAGCACAGACCCCAAGAAATACACATGGTCAAAATTTGAGGGAACAGATGGTAAAGATGGTATTGCCGGAACAAACGGAACAGACGGAAAGACATATTATCTGCACATTGCCTATGCGAACAGTGCTGATGGCAGGACTGGTTTTTCCGTTTCTGACGGAACTAATAAGCTGTATATTGGTCAGTATACCGATACCGTCAAAGAGGATTCTACTGATCCAAAAAAATATACGTGGAGTAAGATCAAGGGTGAACCGGGAGCTGATGGCAAACCGGGAACTGATGGAAAGCCAGGAAGAACCTACATTATTGAGCCGTCCTGTACGGTTCTGAAACGCGGAGCAGACAAGGTTATCAGCCCAAACTTTTTGGAATTCAACGCATATTACCGAGATGGTGATTCGGCTACCAGATACGTATATAGCGGTAGATTTGTAATTGAGGAAACCGCCGACGGCAATACATGGACTACCATATACAGGTCAACCGTGGATGAAAGTACGGTCAAACATTATCTATATACGATTCTTACTGATAGCAGTGGCCAGGCCGTAACTGACGGAAACGGCACTACAGTCGGCATACCGAGGGATATTACCAACATCCGGTGCAAGCTGTATGCATCCGGTGGAACTACAACATTGATGGATATGCAGAGTGTTGCGGTAGTGATTGATGTGGACAATCTGACACAATCGCAAATCGTAGAAATACTATCAAATGATGGTGCATGGAAAGGCCTGTACTACAAGAATGGCAAACTGTATATCAGCTTCAGTGCGGCACTTGGCGGTGAATTGACGTTGGGCGGCGAAAAGAATGGAAACGGTTATCTGAAAATTAAAGATGCCAATAATGCTGCTAAAGGATTAATTGATCGCTCTGGATATGCTGTATTTACAAGGTACGAAGAAAATTCAAAATACATGAAATATACAGGTGTACAGTTTTCAAGCGATGGAATATTCCCTGTTGATATCAAGAAGTTCTTTGACGATGAAGTAGATATTGAAATTGAAAATAGTGAAAATTGGGGAATCAGTTGGAATGATAACAGTCTAAACGTATATGCCACAGAGGTATCGGCTGACACTGGTACATTTGAAAATTTAACTGTTACTAATCCTGCATCTTTCGCAAAATCACCAAAGATAGAAGACATGGAGTATACGACATCATCAAATACTATTTGTTGGGATGGACGTACAGGATACAAACAGCTGATGTTGAAATCTTCATCCTCGAAACGCTATAAAGATATTGGAAACGATATTTCAGAACAAGAAATTGAAAAATGGTACAATATCGAACCAACGTGGGCGAAATACAAAAAGGGATATCTAGTTAAAGGGGACGAGAATGAAGGAAGATATATCCCAATGTTTATTGCTGAGAATGTAGAAGTATTCTTTCCGGAAGCTACTCGGCATCAAAACGGACTTGTTGAGGACTGGAACGAACGTATCATGATACCGGCAATGTTTGCGATGATTAAAAGTCAGAAAGAACAGCTTGACCGACAAGAAAAACTTATAAATCAGCTCTATGAAAAGCTCAAAATAGAAAAGGAGAATTAATATGGCAAAATTTAACGAATACCCATCAAAAGCAACTCCAGAAGATGCAGATACCTTAATGCTCTATGATGCAGCATCGAAATCAAACAAGCTTTTATCATTCAGCGGAATCTGGAACTGGATAGTTGGAAAACTGACCAATGCAGTAATCAATAACTTGCAGACAAATAACAAGACCGTACTGGGGGCGATTAATGAATTAAATAGTAACCCAAAGGCTCAGTTTGGCACGACAGCGGACATCGAAGTAGCAACCAACAGTATCCAAACAATAGATGTTACATTTGAAAAAGCTTTCAAATCTGCACCTACAGTCTTATGTTCTATACGAAGTGGAACAATTAATCCGGCATACGGAAGTGTAAATGCATTTGTGGATTATTCATCTGTCACTAAGACTGGATTTACCATAAAAGTTGCAAACAGTGCTACATCTGGTGCAGTTTTAAGACCAGCTGTTTCATGGATTGCAATAGCGTAGATTTTTGCAACTCCGATTTTCGTTGATACAGATGCTGAAAAAGAGACTGTAGAAGATCAAGGAAACTGCAATATCAACGAGCATACGCTAGATGCGTTAATTGAGCCACAAAAAACAGGAATCTATTGTCTGAGATTCATATATAAAATTGCAGATGAAACGTGGGTAGATAATTATAAAATCAAAGTGAAAGGGTGATATGCATGGCAGATGCAAACATTTATATAGCCGGTGCAAGCATAAGCCCTACATCAGTTCAGACAGGGGCGAAATATGCGATTGCTGTTGATGTTCGGAATGTCCAGTATGTATTAGGCACAAGTGATGGATCAGCACTTGCCACTTCTGATGGTTCGATGCTGAGAGTGAAAGAATAGAGGTGATTATATGGCAGAATCATTAAAAACAGATCCTATAGTCAATTTATCAAGCACGACTGAGCCTACTGATACAGACCTACTTCCTATCGCTACAAGCAACGGAGCAACCATGAAAAAGCTCAAATGGAGCGACTTATTTGGAACGATAAAAAAGAAATTAACTACTGTAGATGCAACTTATAACACGAATCTGACAAGTGCTGTAGATGGAATGAGCATAACGTTTCAGGCCAAGAGAGTGAACGGACTAGTATTTGGAAGAATTGATTTTAATACAAAGACAGCAACTTTGACAGCGTGGGCAAATCGGGTGCTGTGTGCTACTGGAACAATTCCTGAAAATTTGCGACCGTCCGAAAATCAGCAAATAATTGTGACTCAACAGAGTGGTGGAGGTACTATGACTATTATGAAAGGCGGCGGAATCACATATATTCCGTGGACAACAATGACTCAAAACAATTTGGCAGGGGCACAGTTTGTATACATTGGCAAGTAGAAAGGAGCTTATATGGAAATTAAAGGTATTGACGTATCGGCACACCAGGGAAAAATTAATTGGGATACCGTGGCAAATTACGGCATGGACTTTGCAATATTGCGTATCACGGAAGTTGGAAACGTAATTGATTCTCAGTTTGAGAATAACTTTGCCGGTTGCAGCAAACACAAAATTCCAGTAGGAGTATACAAGTATTCCTACGCTTCAACAGTATCTGAAGCCCAGAACGAAGCCAGAAAGGTTGTTTCCGTATTGAACGGAAGAAAAATTCAGTTTCCGGTATTTCTCGACTTAGAGAACCATAGACAGAGAGTACTTGGAGCTGAAAGTATTCATAATCTGGCAGAAGCATTCAGAGAGATTATTGTTGCTGCTGGTTATAAATTTGCAATCTATTGCAATCTTGACTGGTACATGAATGTGATTTGCAGTCACCTCAAAAAGCATGATTTCTGGATTGCCAGATATCCGGCAAATGATAACGGGACAGTAGTTGAGAGATTACGTCCAAGTTGGGGTGTTGGCTGGCAGTACAGCTCAAAAGCAACGATTCCAGGAATTAATACCAAAGTTGATAGAAATATATTTTATAAAGATTATACAGAAGCAAAGGAGAGTGGAACAATGGCAAAGACAAAAGAACAGATTATCCAGAATGTGAGAAACGATGCAGTAAGCTTTGCGGTAAATATTGCCAATGATAACAGTCATGGATACAGTCAGAGAATTAGGAGTTTATACGAAATTAACATTCCGAAATCTTTTGACTGTAGCTCATTGGCACTTACTGCTTATTACTATGCGTTCCTCAAAAATGGGCTTACCAAACAGGCGCGTTATCTCAAAGAGAATTGCTCTTATACTGGCAATATGCTCAAGATGCTGAATGCCGGATTTGAGGTTGTCGCTAGGAATCAGACCGCACACAAACAGATGATAAAAGGCGACCTGGAACTGGCGGACAATAATCCGAATGGATCCAATAGTCATGTAGCAATGGCGATTGGTAAGAACGACATTGTTCATGCCAGAAGTTCGGAGGGCACAAAAGATACGAAAGATAATTCTGGAAATGAGATCCGTACACAGCCCTGGTACCTGTACAGTCACGGATGGACGCATCGTCTTAGATTTACTGGAAAAGGAATTGATTTTAGTGGACTTACCAATACTACTGGAAGTAAGCCTACCGCAAAACCATCAACTAGCACAAAACCATCAACGACCACATCGAAAGGAGCCGGTTATATGTTTGAGCCAAAATTAGTAAAACTTGGAAGCGAAGGAACTTCTGTCCTGTTGCTTCAAGAGATTTTGATCGCAAGAGGATTTAAAGGAAAAAACGGGAAAGCACTGAGCTTATCCAGAAAAGCAGATGCAAATACCATTTATGCATTAAAACAGTATCAGAAATCCAGAAACGGGGTTCTGAGCGTTGACGGGGAATGCGGAAAGAACACCTGGAAAGATTTGATTGCGATCTAAAAAGTATAAAATTTAAGCCCCTTGGAGGTTACTCCTTGGGGCTGTTTTTTTACATATTGTATCAAATTCGTGTTGCATTTCGTGTTGCATAGTTCTTCTTTTTTATGCCAAAACTGGCAAAATAACATATTTTATGAGCTAATTTGAAATTGCCGAAACCATTGAAAACACTACGTTCTTTGCGAGAACCAGTGAATACAAGATTTTCATAAAAATGCGGATGACAGGACTTGAACCTGCAAGAAAAATCCTAGCATTCCCTATTTTACAGCATTTGTTTATTTCGTGTTGCATTTTGTGTTGCATAGCTTTGAAAAATAATCATTCCCAATTTCATTCATCTCTTTTTCTCGATCAACCAGAACGTGCCGATATACATTTTTTAATGTGGTATCATCCTCCCAACCGCCGCGCTGCATAATATATACATCTGGAATTCCAAGAGTATGCAACTCAGATGCGCAATAATGACGCAAATCATGGAATCGAAAATGATGAATCTGATTGTCATCTAACAGATCTGAAAATCTGTCGGATATTTGCGATGGGTTCAAATTTGTTATTTTCCCATGTATTCCTTTTAATTTATCTGCAACAAAACCTGGATATGAAATGAATCTGTCACCAGCAAAAGATTTTGGTCTTTTGATAACCCAACCATGAGAATCATTCATAACCATAGCATATTCGACATGTACTATGTTCTGCTTGATATGATCAGAATTAAGCGCACAGATTTCTGACCGCCTCATCGGACCGAACGCTGCCAGAAGAACAGGTATCTCTAATTCACTACCTACAGTACATTCAATTACCTTTTTGACTTCGGCAGATGTAGGTACATAGATTTTCGGTCTTACCTTTTTAGGTAAGGAAGTTCTTAAGATGAAATCCGAACGATAAGTCTTCAAGACAGTAGAAAGAAAGCCATGCATATTGTACACAGTTTTTGGCGAATGAGTAAGTGCTTCACGATTCATTTCAGCTTGAACATCCTCTTGAGTGATTTCCATTATATTTAATGACATAAGTTTAGCCATGTCTCTTTTGACAGATCGCTTATATTCTCTAATAGTTCCAGGGGATAAAACACCTGTTCTGCTTTCTATGTATTTATTACATGCCTCTTTTAATGTCATATCTTCTGGTGGAACATATCGCGCAGTCAATACTTCACTTTCTTTTTTTGCTGCCCATTCGGCAGCCATTTGCTCACAGATTCGCTTCCCTTTTTTGCTAGGATCTGAACATGTAAAAGATTTATAAACCCTTTTCTTTTTGATAGTCCCGTCTGATAACGGGATTTCTTCGATGTGACTGAATACCTGACATCTCCATGAGCCAGATGGCAGTTTTTTTGCAGTTGCCATTTCTTTTCCTCCTTATTAACCGAACAAACTTTCTGACTTGTCCGAACACACCGAAGATGATACAATATGACTTGTCAGGCGATACGTTTCACTTCGTTATGCTTTGCGGAACGTAAAAATATTTTTCTTTTTTTTAAAAACCGGTTCCCGTTGGTAGCAGGAGCCGGTTCTTTTTATAAAAGTTCTGATTTTTTCTGGTCAAATTCTTCTTGAGTAATAATACCGCTATCTAAAAGCTCTTTGTAATCCTTCAGTAGTTCAACGGATGTTTTCTGATTTCGAACATTTTCAACAGCATCAGAGCTTTTGGAAATATTGAAGCTCTTTAACTGCATATCTATATTTGAACTACAGCGGAATCCAATAATATTTATTTGATTGGTTTCGATATTCCGCATTTTCATAGATGCATAAGAATCCACTTCAATGTTATCACTTGTTGTGGTAGCAGTTCCAGTAGTAGTGGAATTATTCTTTCCTTTAGTTTTCTTTCCGGTTCCAACAGCTGCACCGACAGCTGCACCGACAACAGGGTTTCCAAGCGTGACAGCTGTAGCAGCCGTACCAATAACAGCACCAGCTAATCTTCCTTTTCGTTTTGTTTTTTCTTTACTTTTCCCTTTAGTGTGAGATGTTGTAGTTGTCTTTTCTACTGTTCTGTATTCCGGCCCGTTCCATTCATAGTCGAAAAGTTCATATTTGGTTGGAGCATCTGACACTGTAACAGATCCATCTTTCCATTGCTTCAAATCAAATCTTGTGTGTTTGGAACCAAGCTCAAAATCCTCCTTACCGGATATAACTCTCAGATTCAATACTCGAACAGGTTTTTCTACAACCGCCGGCTGGGTTGCTACGGAATTATTTGATATTGCAGGCTTTTGAACCTTATTTTTAATAGACAGCAAAAGTGCAAAAATAAGATACAAAACAGCAATTCCAAATGTCTCAAGTACAACAACGACCATAATATTGTCCGATGAAAGATCGTTTGAACTCATCAAAGCCACAATCATCAGCACAATGAATGCAGTCCAAATAATCATCAACACATTTCGTATCTTTTTCATAGTTTCCCCCTTTGAAACGATTACTCAAAATTTTCGATATAATTCTTATATAGATTCCTTATTTTTGCAGCCTCCCTCTGCCTGATCGGAACGATATCCCCTGATATCATTTCGAAATGATCTGACGCATCTTTGATTTCATCCATGTTTACGATGTAGCTCTGATGACAACGGAGAAATCTTCTGTCAAGGCGAGGCTCTATATCTGACAGCTTTCCACGTACTACATGTATGATACCGCAGGTACAGTGGACAAGAATTGATTTATTTCGGCTTTCTATGTATTCGATGTGACGGAATTCTACCCGATGGAAGTGATCTCGGTTTTTGATAGTCAAGGCTTTCTCACGGATATCTTCCAATGTGTGTGCTACGACAGAATACATGCGTCCATGCTCAGAGCCTTTGATGATGTAATGCACTGGCAAGACGTCCAATGCGTCAAATACATAGTTTTTGTATGCTGTCCAGAAGGCAATGTTGCCATTATATCCATTTTTCCTGAGCTGTCTTGCAACATTTATGCCATTCTCATTATCAAGGACCACATCCAACACGACTATATCGTACCATTGACCGTCTGCTATATCATCAATCAGCGGCTTTCCACTACTATAAGTGTTTAGCGTGTAACTCTTGTCTCCGCGCTTTTTCAAAAACTCATCAATATGAGCCTTAAAAAAATCAATCTGTAAAGAATTATCGTCACAAATCGCAATTTTCATGCAAATCAGTCCTTTAAATTGTCATTTTCGCCATTTGCGTTAAATAAGAATTCTATATGTTATAGTTGATTATAGCATCATGCAATATAGTTGTAAATAGACGTTTGTAGGTGATTTTAGAATGAAAAGAGTCAAAAAAGTACTAATTTTGATATCGGTTATAGTTTTTGTCAATTATATAATCCATCTTCCAATGTGCGTGGATGATTATGTACACAAGGATTCTGACATATACTCTGCTCAACACATGTGCAGGCATTCGACCTTGACCAGGAACGCGAAGGGAATTTTGAAAACAGACGGTATTATAGAAACAATAAAAATTCCACTCAAAGCGAACTTCCTTTTTGCAAAAGTAAAAATTATATTCGATATTACGAATGTTCCGGTCTATCATTGGCAACTAGCGAGGGGTGATTTGTCCGCCGATGCCACTTTATCGTACCAAAGATAATGCAATGTAAAAGAGAGCAAGTGTTTTTGTGCGGTAGGAGGTATAATATGGATTACAAGAAAGAAATTATTGAAATGATAGAGAATACTGAAAATGAGGGCAAATTAAAATTTGTCTATACAATTCTTATTAAATATCTAAAATCAAAGAAGCAAGGGGATTAACCCTTGCTCCTTTTGTTTAGTGATGAAACTATTTGTTTTATTGCTTTCTTATCTTCTTTATCGAGTGCTTTGTATTCCTCGATAAAATCTAAGATGTCAGGTTCCGACATAAGATTTCCAATTATGGTTGCATAATCGTCATCGCTTTTAGAACCCATGAGGTATGTTGGTGTTACTTCCAGAACACCGCATAGAAGTTCAATAGTGTCCATATCTGGCTTACACTTATCTTTTTCCCAGTCACTAATTGAATTGTGCTTTGCATTGATTTTTTCTGCAAGTTGTTTCTGGGTCAGCTTCTTTGCCGTTCTGGCTTGTTTGATTTTCTCACCAAATGTCATTATCGTTTCCTCCCTTCATAGCTAATAATAATATAGAAATTTCGAACTGTCAATAAAATAATTTCGATTTCCTCGAAATTTCTTCTTGACATTCGAGTAATTCGAAGTTATACTGTAATTGTTCGATAGGAACGAAATTAAATAGAAAGGAGAAATGAAGAATGTGCGTTGGTAAAAAGATTAAGTCGTACCTTGAAAACAACGGTATAACGCAGACATTTGTCGCCAACAAAACTGGCATTCCTGTTCAGAAACTCAATCTTTCTCTCAATGGAAATCGCAGATTAGATTTCGATGAATACGAATTAATTTGTGGGGCGTTATCTGTTGGAACAGACAAGTTTCTTGAACCAAAGTTACCGGAATAGAAAGGAGCGAATAATTGAAAAAAGTAGACTGGTCGATAGTAGCAATCGTACTCAGCATACTTTCCATTTTAATAAATCTTTGTTTTAGCGGACGAGATTTATTAAGAAATTTATGTTGGATATTATCTTGTCTAAGTGGGTAAGTATTGAAAAGAAAGTTCTTAACATGGAGGTGAAAAGCTATAAAGAAAATAAAGAAGTTTCTTCACTGGTATTTCTGCGAACCAAGAAAGACATTGCTTGAATGGTTTATGAAAAAATACCCAAACTTCCCAATACATATTTCAATAGCATCTTTACTGCTAATAATGTTTCGCCCAGAAGTGGAATCCTGTATACATCATATCCGGCAAATAGTGCAACGATTGATATTACTGTTGGAATAATGAATCGGAGCCGTTCTTTTCGCTTAATGCGAAAATACATTTTCCCAGCTCTGTTTACAGTATAAATTCCATTTGGCCTGTCAAGAAGTCCAAGCCGATGAAGATAGTCAAGTGTTTGGCAATTGAATAACCTATTGAATTTAAAAATTGGGAGCAGACGAAGAACTATCTTTTCTCTTAAAGAAAGTTCAATGTTAGAAAAATCAATATTATTCACGATACGTTCCTTTCTTAATTTCTAGCATGCTGGTTCTGGTATTTACAGAATAAGAGCGTATAGGTGAAATGTCAACACAATGTAATTAAAAGCAACACAGGAGGTAAAGAAAAATGTTAGACTGCACCGTCAGTAAAAATATTCTCGGTCAAGTTTCAGTTCAACTCGAAATGACGAGCCACGACTGGTCGAAATTAGAAACGTCCGGTGTGTGGAGTCAGATGGAACAGATTCTAATGGAATCTGAAACACAAAATAACTGCTGTTCCCGCCATAACTATGCTGAAGAGATTCCAAGCGAGCAGACAGATAACGAATACCTGAAAGAGCAGTTCGGAATATATTCGCGTTATGTGAAATCATTATCCACTTGCACACACGTTTTAACAGTTATTTCAATAATTGCTCTAACAATTTCAATAGTGGCTCTGATTGTATAGAAATTGAGAAAAGACCGGTAATCAGTGCAATGATGGACAGAACAGTTGTTATCCAAAATCTGGATATATCTTGAAAATATGCTTTCATGGCAACTTCTCCTGCTTGCGTGATTTCATATTCGTACTCTCGCAATCTTGAGCGCATAAAGCATTTTTTGTTGAAAAGGTATTTGCAGGCATCTACTTCACGCTGATTGATAGGAGTAAATCCACAATTTCTTAAAGCTTTTTTCAATATTTTATATTGATATCTTGTTACCAAATGAGCACCTCCTTTACAGGAGAGTATATCACAAAATTCAAAAGACGAAACAAAGAAACTGTGCATTCACAGTAATTAAAGAGGAGGAAGAAAATGAAGAAATTTGAATTAACATCAGAAACCAAAATTAACATTTTCGGAAAGAAACTTTTCCGAATCAAAGCACTCATTTCATTTGCGGATGTAGAAGCCGGAGAAACTGGCGGATGGGTAGAAAAAGAAGGAAATGTAAACCAGTCCGGCGATGCATGGGTGTCCGGCAATGCAGAGGTGTCCGGCAATGCAAAGGTGTCCGGCAATGCAAAGGTGTCCGGCAATGCATGGGTGTCCGACAATGCAAAGGTGTACGGCGATGCAGAGGTGTCCGGCAATGCATGGGTGTCCGACAATGCAAAGGTGTACGGCAATGCAAAGGTGTCCGGCGATGCATGGGTGTCCGACAATGCAAAGGTGTACGGCAATGCAAAGGTGTCCGGCGATGCATGGGTGTACGGCAATGCAGAGGTGTCCGGCAATGCATGGGTGTCCGACAATGCAAAGGTGTACGGCAATGCAGAGGTGTACGGCAATGCAGAGGTGTACGGCAATGCAGATTACACAACTATTCATGGATTTGGTACTCAATTCCGTACCACTACGTTTTTTAGATGCAAAGATAAAAAGGTCAGAGTTGCATGCGGATGCTTCTTTGGGACTATTCCGGAATTCCGTGAACAGGTTAAAAATACCAGAAAAGGGAAAATTGCAGAAGAATATCTAATGATTGCTGACCTTATGGAAAAACATTTTGAAAAATAAAGTGCTCCGAAGGAGAGCTGAAACCTCTCGCCTCGGAGCTGTAAACCACTAATCACGCTAGCGGATTACAGGATAATCATATCATTTCTTCCTGTATTTCGCAAGAGAACAGGAGGATTTTTTATGAAGAAAACCGAGGATAAAAAAGTGACAAATTTTGAAGAGTTCGAAACTTTCTATGCAGTTGAAGTTGTAAGAGAGGCAAAAAAGCAGACTCACAAATGGTTCTGCGCATGGATTGTAACCATGATTGCATTAATTCTTTCAAACGCTGCATGGATGTTTATTAAGTAAGAAAGGAGGAAAGACTGTGGCAATCAGATATACCACAGAGCAAAAGAAATACATCCTTTTAAAAGGCAATATTGCAAAAAGGATGGAGGCCGAGCGAGTAAGTGATGCACAGATGGCAGCAATTACCGGAATGGCAGAAAACACTTTCCGTAAAAAGCGAAATAAGCCGGAAACATTCACGTATCCGGAACTGCGGCATATTTTTATTCGATTGAACTTTCCTAACGAGGAAATCTTGGAGGCTTTGACATGAAAGATTGGATAGACTCCATTCTGATTGGAGGGATAGCAACGTATCTTCCGTTCTGGACCTGGGACAACAGCCGTGACCAGATCATGGGAGCGTTGGGACTGATCGGAGCTGTGTACATAGCAAGGACGTGGAAAGAATGGACATGCTAGACATGCCAACTAAAAAAGGATCCTCAGAGCTGCAACTCAAATAAGGATCCAAGACAATATATTTCTTCTCCATTGTAGAAGGAAAGAAACCAAAAGTCAATACAAGGAGGAAATTATGAACGAAGAGAAAATCAGAGAAATATTTGATTTGTGTCTTAGAGTTTCAAGTGAAACAACGGCGCATGTGAATTTTGACTATACGGCGTGTGACGACATATCCAGAGTTTATATTTTTGTATTTAATGATGCAGGGGAGATCGTAAAGCATTTTTCATTGAGCCAGTTTTACGACTTTGAGCTTGAATCTCAAGATTATGAAGATGCAAAGAAATGTCTTCTGGAACTGCTTATTAATGGGAGGTGTCCGTTAAATGAATCTTGAAGAATTAAGACTTCTCCCGAAGTGGAATATGGTTTTAGCGGTAAATATCTTGTTGGAGGAACTGAATAAGCGAAATGCGCCTATTGTTGACTGGGAGAATCCAGATATGTTTATCGACCATCTTGAGTACCACGCCGCTGATTCCATTCAGAACGGTAAGACGGTCCCGGGCATGGGGGATAAGTCAGACGCGATCTATTGTTTTTTTAAGCAGTTAAAGGAGCCAGTCTATGAACGAGAGGATACAGGAAGTACTGAGGTTGATTGATGTTCAGCTTGCACTTGCTCCAGATAATCCAATTGAGGAGCAGTATAAGGCAAGGACATTGGCGAGCTACGTACAGTCTTTAAATGGGCTTTTAACGGCTTAGAAATCATATAAGGAGGAAAGCATCAGTGAGTGAATTCGAAATCCGTATTCCAGCAAGAAAGAAGCAGCCGGCAACTGATAAGGATAACCCGGTTGTGAAAATATCAACAGTTGCATACAACGCACTGGTCGAAATCTATAACGAATCAACCTTATCAATGAAAGATATTGCAAGTTTGCTGATTATTGAGGGCAGTAAACATGTGGTTTATGACAAGGAGGAATAGCAATGGCAACACCCGTATTAATTATTGGAAAATCTGGTTCTGGCAAGAGTACCAGTCTTAGAAACTGCCAGAATGAACACTGGAATCTTATTAGAGTATTGAATAAACCGCTTCCGTTCAAAGGAAAGATTGATGGATGGTTTACAGATGATTACCAGCAGGTGATGAAGTGCCTGATCGCATCAAAAGCGGAGTCAATTGTAATTGATGATGCAGGATATCTTATCACGAATCATTTCATGAAAGGACACGCTTCTGCCGGAAAAGGCAATGCAGTGTTCGCTCTGTACAATGATATTGGAGACTATTTCTGGAATCTTATCCAGTTCATTGTAACAAAAGTACCGCAGAATAAAATTGTTTACCTTATGATGCATGAAGAAAAAGATGATTCCGGGGAAGTAAAGCCCAAGACAATTGGTAAGCTTCTGGACGAAAAAGTTTGCATCGAGGGCATGTTTACCATCGTTCTCCGCTGCATTGAAGAAAGCGGAAAACACTTATTTGTCACTCAGTCCAGTCAGGGAGCAGTAAGCAAATCCCCGATCGGGATGTTTGATAGTTTAACTATTGATAACGACCTTGCAGAAGTTGACAAGGTTATCAGAGACTACTACGAATTAGGAGGAATTGAAGATGGCGGAAGTAACTAACTATTGTTTTAAATACGCAATAGAATTAAATACTATCATTGATGAATATAAAGGGGAATGTTCTCTTGAACATTTGAATGAAATCGAACCGAAAACCTACTCAAATTTAAACTCTATAGTCTCAAAAATTAATAATTCCATTCGCTATGTGCTGGAAAAATATGGAGACGTAAGAGAATATCATTTGTTTTATCTCCCGGCATTTATGGGTAATACGTATAATTCATCACTTATCAACATTGTAAAAGCAGACAATAATGGAACGACAATCGTATTTTGTGATAATAAAGAAATCGTTCCGTTAGATTTCATCGAAAAAATAATTTGTTTTGAGGAGGAATCAAAATGTTAAAACCACAGAATTATGATACTACACAGGCAGCAGGAGAATTTGAACCGATTGCTCTTGGCGGACACAAAATGGTAATTAAGCAGGTATCAGAGAAAAAGTCCCAGGGTGGGCTTGATATGCTCGTTATCTTGTTTGATTTCGCAGAAGGAGACGAGCAGGCCGGGTACTTTATGAAGCAGTTCGAAAATGATATTCGTCCAGACAAGAAATATCCGAATGCCGGTACTAACTATATGGTTATTGACGAAAGCGTAGATTACGGTGTCCGTAACCTTAAAACATTTATCACATGCGTAGAAAAGTCAAATCCGGGATTTGCTGTTAAGTGGGGTGATAACTTCGGGCAGCAGTTCAAAGGCAAGTTGATCGGCGGCATCTTCCGTCTTGAGAAAGACTGGTACGACAACAAAGAAGTAAAACGTCACAAGCTTGCATGGTTCCGAAGTATTGAGGGAATTAAGGATGCAGATATCCCAGAAGAGCGTACCACAAAAGCCTATGACGATCATCTGAAAGAAGAAGCTATCATGGGATCGAATCCGGCAGGTACGGACTTTATGAGTATTCCAGACGGAATTGATGAAGAGCTCCCATTTAATTAAAAGGATGTGTTTTTTAATGGTTATACAAGTGGACACAAGGGAACATAAATCAGAATGGGAACGGATTCGCAATCAGTTTGATAGCCTTGGAATGCAGTATTTTCGCTCTAAATTGTATTGCGGTGATTATCAATCACTGGACAATGCAAAACTCTGTATTGACCGTAAAAAGGATTTGCAAGAGCTTTGTGGAAATGTCTGCCAGCAGCATGAAAGATTCAAAGCAGAGCTTATCAGAGCGCGTGAAGCAGGTATTCAGCTGATTATCCTATGCGAGCATGGACCAGATATTAAATCAGTTGGTGATGTATATTTCTGGGAGAATCCCCGAAAACATAAAGTTATCTGGAGGACGATAAACGGCAAAAAAGTAAAAACTGTGATATCTGACAAGGCTATTGATGGCTGTCAACTATACAAATCTCTCTGCACAATCAGAGATAAATACGGTGTCCGATTTGAATTCTGTACAAAAGAAGAGACTGGACGGCGAATCGTGGAGTTGCTGACATGACGAAAGAAGAAATTAAGCAGCAGAACAGCATGAGAGATGTTCTGAGTAGATACGGCATGGTTCCGAACAGAGCCGGATTTATAAAGTGTCCCTTTCATAGCGGTGACCGTACCGCATCTATGAAAATCTATAAAGACAGCTATTATTGTTTCGGCTGTGGTTCAACTGGGGACATATTTACATTCGTTCAGAGCATGGATAATTGCGATTTTAAGACAGCTTTTAACTTACTCGGAGGAACTTACCAAAAGCCAAATTTCTCATCCAGAATGGCAATATATCACCATCAGAAACAGATGGAAATGCGGCAGAAGGAAGAACAGAAGAAAAAGGTTGAGTTGCAAGAATGCTTGTCCGATATAGATTTCTACAGGGCTATCCTTGACAGGGCGAAACCATTGTCTGACGGATGGTGTGAAGTATGGAACAGGTTGCAACTTGCACTATATCACCATGGATTCATAACGGGGCTGGAAGAAGGTGATTAAAAGTGGAAATGATAAACAAGCTCACGAAGGATTCTATTCTGGACGAAGAAGTGTTTGACGAGATATTCAGTCAGGAAGACGAGATATACAAGGCGCGTCTTACGCTGACTCTTCTGGACAGAGCCAAAGAGCTTGGCGTAAAGAAAAAATTCGAGGATTTGCTGAAGGCTTACACAAAAGTGCAAAAGCAGATGATTGAGAAAGAGAAAAACAATAGGACGTTATCTATGCTGGACCAGTGGACTAATTTCTCTGATTGTGAATATGATCGGATGAAGTGTCTTAACTGGATAGCAGACGATGATGGAATTAGAATATCAAACACAAATCCAGGATCGCCGGACATTATAGCCTGTTATCATCCTATTCTTCCAATAGAGCGAATGAAAAATCTGGAGACTGGGGAAGAACAGATAAAGCTAATCTATAAGAGAAATAATAAATGGTCCGAGGTTATTGTGCCGAAAACCATGGTTGCATCATCTACTAAAATCGTTGGATTATCTGCACTTGGAATTTCAGTAACTTCAGAGAATGCGAAGTTTCTTGTACGGTATCTGTCAGACGTTGAGAATGCAAATGACGATTATATCAACATTCAGTATTCCTCCAGTAAAATCGGGTGGATCAGGGATTATTTTCTTCCCTATGACAAGGATATTGTGTTCGATGGAGACATGAGGTTTCGACAACTGTATGAAAGTATCAGCGTAGGTGGCAGCAGGACAGAATGGTATGAGCACGTGAAGAATGTTCGTGCTACTGGAAGAATAGAGCCGAAAATCATGCTGGCCGCAAGCTTCGCCAGTATTCTGATCAAACTGGTCGGTGCCCTTCCATTTTTTGTAGACCTCTGGGGAGAAACCGAGGGTGGTAAGACTGTAACACTTATGCTAGGAGCTTCTGTCTGGGCGAATCCGGGTGAATCAAGGTATATAGGAGATTTCAAAACAACAGATGTAGCTCTGGAAGCAAAGTCTGATATGCTCAACAATTTACCGTTGATTCTGGACGATACTTCCAAAGTATCGGCTAAAATCCGGGATAATTTCGAAGGAATTGTATATGACCTGTGTTCTGGAAAAGGAAAGAGTCGTTCTAACAAGGAACTGGGCGTCAACCGGGAGAACCGCTGGCAGAACTGCATTTTGACCAATGGTGAACGACCGCTTGCCGGATATGTCAGCCAAGGCGGAGCCATTAACCGAATTATTGAGGTTGAGTGTTCTGAAAAGATATTTGATGATCCACAGCTTACCGCAGATACCCTTAAAAAGAACTACGGATATGCAGGAATCGATTTTGTGAATGCAGTCAAGGAAATGTCCATTGATGATATAAAAGCCCTGCAAAAGCACTATCAGGGGCTTATACAGGACGATGACAAGATGCAAAAACAAAGTATATCTATGAGTATCATTCTGACAGCAGATAAGATTGTAACAGATCAGCTATTCCATGATGGTCAGTACATTGACATTGAGACAGCAAAGAGCCTCCTGACAGAGAAAGAAATGGTGTCTGAAAATGAACGTGCTTACTGGTTCGTGGTTGACAAGATTGCTATGAACGGAATTAAGTTCGATGATAACCCGGATGTTAAGACAGAAAGATGGGGAGTTATTGACAATGATCCGGTAGAGAAGACGTCAACCGCAATAATCTATAGCGCAGCGTTTGATGATCTGTGCAAAATTGGAAAATTCTCCAGAAAGGCATTCTTGTCATGGGCTGTCAAGAAGGGGCTTGTGGAAACCGACAGCAGAGGTTATCCGACCAAAGCAAAGAAACTGGACGGAATTGTTACCAAATGCGTGTTCTTGAAAATTGTAGACGAAATTCCAAAAGGATTCGTGAATTGCAATGATGATTTTGAGATTACAGGCGATATTGTGTTTGATTGATAAACAATTCGTTCAAAAGGTAACCGAGTAACCTAGGTAACCTTTGATTCTGCATATATATATTTGAGTATTTATATGCACATATTGAGTATAAAAGTTTCCCTATATGAGAAAGTCAGGGTTACTCGGTTACTCGGTTACCATGCAGTAAAATCAAGGCTTTGCGGATTTTTGAACGGTTACGTTTCGGTTACTATCGGTTACTTATATTATACACCTATTATATATATAATATAAATAATTTTTTTAAAAAATAATAGAGCGTATACAGCGTACAGCATATTGTATACAAAAGGATGTGGGGGGTTGAAAGTAGAAGCTAAAGATATTCCAATCATGCATAAGTTCATGCCGGAGTTTTGGAAGACAATAAAAGAATTTTATGGAATTGAGGACAACGACGAATACTGGCATGCATTGACAGAAAGAGCAAATGAACTTCGCGAAGTGTATCCAGATAGTCTGGTTGACTATCTAACAATGGCTTTTGTCAAATGGGCTGATGATACTCACAGAAAGGAGCGTGATAGAAATGCCATATAACACAGCAAGAAAGTACTATGAGGGTATCCAGACAAGGAAAGACATATATCTGTACATCATAAGATACTTGAAAGAACATGATTATCCGCCAAGTATTCCAGAAATCGCAGCAGGGCTGAGTATATCTAGCCATACCGTACAGAACCATTTCGGTGAATTGCTGGAAAGTGGCTTACTTGCGACAGACAACCCCGGCACGCCACGAGCGTACCGAGTGACAGGATACAAGTTCAGAAAGGTGAAAGAAAAATGAGTAGCAAGTTAAAAGTCAAGAAAAAGACCAGATTTCCTGTTCAGACTTCTAATCAGGCAGCTCAGGCGTTCGGGCGTTCAATGCAGATCTGTTATAGACAGATAAAAGATGTAGAGCAGCAAGCCTACGAGGATGGATTCACTGTTGGTGAGGATTGGAGCAATACAATCAATACTGTTACAACAATGATGGCTCTGAGAAATCTGTATGGCTTTTCTACGAAGCGGTTGCTTGATGTGGTAAGAACTGCCAATAAGTACGTTGAAATGGCGAATAGGGGCGAAATGAGCGTTCTGAGCATGATACAGGACATTGAAGAGAACACAGATGTAAGATTTGACGAAATGAATAAGAATCTGGTCAAGAAGATGGGAGTTTAAAATGAAATTTATAGATTTTTTCGCAGGAATCGGAGGATTCCGCAGAGGAATGGAATTAGCGGGGCATGAATGCGTTGGTTTTTGCGAATTCGATAAATTTGCTACTGCGAGTTATATCTCAATGCACTTACTGACAGAAGAGCAGCGAAAGGCATTGGAAGATATTCCTATCAAGAAAAGACAGAAAGAAATATTAAAGGAGGAATACAGAAATGGAGAATGGTACTCAAATGACATTCGAAGAGTGTATGCCGGAGACATTCCAAAAGCCGACTGCTGGTGCTTCGGATTCCCTTGCCAAGATATCTCAGTCGCAGGAAAGCAAGCCGGATTTCAAGGAAACCGTTCAAGCTTGTTTTTCAGAGTTATGTACCTTGTCGGACAACTCAAAGAAGAAGATAAACCCACTTACCTTTTCATTGAGAACGTTAAAAATCTGCTTAGTGTTAATGGAGGATGGGATTTCGCCAGATTGCTCATTGAAATGGAGCAGTGGGGGTATGATGCAGAATGGCAGGTGCTCAACTCCAAAGATTTCGGAGTACCGCAAAACCGGGAAAGATGTTTTATTATCGGACATCTTAGAGGGAGAAGTACCTCAAAAGTATTTCCTATCGAAGGAACAGACGGAGAAAATAGTATTCAAATAATCGCCCACAAAGATGGATATAGAAGAAATACACAAGTGTTTGCACCTGACGGAATTACAGAAACTCTTGATACTGGACAAGGTGGTGGAAGAGGACATCATGTAGCATTGCCGTGTTTTATTGATTTGAGTTATCAAGAAACAGAGCTGACCAACAAGGCAAGATGTTTACAAGCCAGATACAACAAAGGAATCGCAAATCATAAAGCTGAAGTAAGTGGAGTTGCAATTCCTGTTCTTACGCCAGATCGTGCAGAGAAACGCCAAAACGGAAGAAGATTCAAAGAAGATGGCGAGTCGATGTTCACACTTACAGGTCAAGACAGACATGGCGTAGCAACAAGTATTCCAGTAAGCATGAGTAGAAATGTTATTGAAAATGAAATAAATGTTGCGCATTGCTTAAATGCTAACGATTCGCGAAAATTCTTTGGCAAGAATCAAAAAGGGAATGCTGTAATAGAATGTGTTGCTGATAAATCTGATGTGACTGTAAAAGTAGCAGAAGCAACTAAACAGGGATATTCAGAGTGCAGAGTCGGCATTGATGCAGTGAATTTATCAGTCCCAGGTAGTAAAACCAGACGTGGAAGAGTCGGAAAAGAAGTTGCCAATACGCTAGATACAAGCTGCAATCAGGGAGTCTTCGTTCAGGTATCGGAAGAACTGGTTGTATATGCAGTCTGGTATGGAAAATATAAGTGTTACATAGCAATCAGAAAGCTGACACCGAAAGAATGTTTTCGGCTGCAAGGTTGGTCGGATGATTATTTTAAAAAGGCTCAGTTTGTTAATTCTGACAGCCAGTTATACAAACAGGCAGGAAACGGCGTAACAGTGACAGTTATAGAAACTATAGCAAGAAAAATGAACGTAAATCTAAATTGATAGCGTGTCAGTTGCTTACATGGGGAAAGGGAATAAGAAAAATGAGAGATAAAGAACGCATTTTGATGATTATTATTTCAAGGATCATACCGGGATTGACTTCTTGTACGGCAAAGAAAGAAGATTATATTCGACCGTTTATATTTAACACGCATGAATTAAAAGCCGGTGATCTAGTTATGACGAATACTACTATTTTCCCGAATGAATTTATGGTCGGTTTCGTGCATGAGGTAAAAAGTGATTGCGTCGTTATCCGGGAAATAGGCTCTAAAAAGTTGTGCAATTATTATAACGAAACTTTTTCGGTCATTAACAAGGAAAAACTGGGGTACGAAATTCTTGAAGGTGTGCAGTATAAAACGTATCAGAAAGTTTTGAAGGCATTTTCAAAATACACAAGCTATTCAACCAGATTTCGAAGTATAGAATTTTCTGGTAATACTTGCACGGTAACAAGCAGGATAATGTTCAAGAACGACAAAAACGGCGAAATTTCTTTCGAGTACAACCAGAAGACGAAAATTTCCGATATAGGTAAATTGTTGGAAAAAGCCGGGTTATAATACGAAAACGGGGAAAGTGAGGATGAAAATGAAAAACAATAATTACACTTCATTCTTCAAAACGAAACCAAAGAAAGTAGAGAGATACATTCGTTGTAGGAAATGTGGCGGAAACATGGAATGGAGTAGAGACTTTCCGTTACAAATCAAATGTCCGAAGTGTGGATATACAGTATATCCAAAACCTTATGAGCCAGATTGTACCAAACTGCCAGAAACATGGGAAGAATATTTTGAATTATATGAGAAAGTGAGGACACAAAATGTTAATCAGAAGTCAGGATAAAAGAATGATTGTAAATTTCGATAATATTTGCACGGTATCAGCGTTTTCTGAAAAGGATAGTGAGGATATCTATGTCGAAGATGGCACAGGCTCGCTCATGGTCGGAAGATATTCCACCAAAGCAAAAGCCATGAAAGTACTGGATATGATTCAGGAAGCCTATTGTAAATTTATGTCGGTAAAAAACGATGATGTTTGGGACGGAAAAGAATCCGTGTTTTATATGCCAGAAGATTCGGAGGTGGAAGCATGAGTCATATCAAAGACAGATTATCAGATTATCATGATTTCATGAAGAAACTTGTAGATTACCACCAGATGATTTTGGCAAGCGATGCTCTGGAAATGATAGAGCAACTTAAGGATGACTTGGAACAGGACGAGAAAGAAAATGGGTGGATTCCAGTCAGTGAGAGACTGCCGGAAGAAGACGGAAGGTATCTGGCGACGTTTAAGTATGGAATAAAAGTTTGTATGGTAGGATATGGCTCTTGTAAGAGAACTGTACTAGGATATCCAATTGGACATGGCTGGTATAACTTGGAAGAAGCGCAATATTATGCGGAGGACAGTATTATTGCCTGGATGCACTTGCCGGAACCATATAAGGAGGACTAAATGGGAAGATGCAAATTAGAATGCCCGGACGGCGAAACAGAATGCTGTATTTGCTGTGATAAGCAAGGCGGTTGTGATAATCGGTGCGACATGATGGATGACTACGAATATACAGAAGATTGTGAAGATTATGTTAAGGAGGACTGAACATGATTGCATTATTATGCGGAATATTTATCGGACTTAATGTTGGTGCATAGGGAGTGATTATGCTCGCCATACTGTACGATAAACACCACCCAGACGATTAGAAAGGAGAACGGTATGCTGACAAGGAACAAAAAGCTGAAAGATTACGGCATTCCGGCAGAGGACATTGAAAAACTGAATACGATGCTGAAAGACTTCCCGGCAGAGTACGGATACCTGCTTTCCAGTGCTGCCTTGTCAGCTTGCCCGAAAAACACGGTGATAGCGGATATGGTAATTGAGAATATCCTACACCGGAAAAGTTACAGGAAAATCAGTAAAGAAAAATATATCCCGATGAACCCGAAAGACTTTTATGGATACAGACGCAAGACCGTCGCTGTACTGTATGAGAGAATGCGGTTGTTGGGAGTGTGGGAGGATAAAAAATGACAGAATATAGTTGCCCGAAATGCAATAGTAAAGAGCTATTTGTTAAGAAATCTGGAAACAGCACAGGATTGTATTGTGACAATTGCGGTGCATGGATTAAATGGCTCGGGAAAAATGAGTTGAGAGCGTTTGAACACTCAGCCAAGCAGAAACACGTAGAAAATGTTGATAGCAGACAAGACGATACTGCAAAAATCATTTATAGCATTATCGATCACATGTATTGTGATAATTGCAGATTCAGTAGTGAAATCAAAGAAAGTGATAGTGATGAATGGAACTGCGATGAATGCCACAGAAAATATAATGGATGGGGAGTTTCCATGCAGGAAAGTAATAAAATTGCAAAAGAAATTTTAAAACAGTTAGGAGAATAGAATATGAGCAGACTGATTGATGCAGATAAGATCGATTTTAACGAAGTTTTTGTTGGTGCAAGTGAATTTGCACAAGACACAAGAAATGCGGCACAAATGTTGATTGATAATCAGCCGACAGCTTTTGATGCGGATAAGGCTATTAGCGAATTGGAAAGAGATAAATTCATTGAATCAGAATGTATTTTATCTGATGTGCATCAAGGATACAATGCTGGACTGAGCAGGGCAATCGAAATCGTGAAAGGCGGTGGAGTTGAATGAGAGAAATTCTTTTCAAGGCAAAGCAGATTGATAATGGTGAATGGATAGAAGGAAGCCTCATAGATTTAGACATTGACAGCGGATATTGTTATATTGTTCAGCCGTATAAAAAAGCGAGTATATTGCCAATCATCTTTTTAATAACAGACAGAATGAAATTGGTTGATCCAGAAACCCTTTGCCAGTTCACAGGACTTTGCGACAAGAACGGCAAGAAAATCTGGGAAAATGATATTTTGATGTGTCATGGAAACCCAGAAGACCTTGCAAAAGCGGTATTTGGAGAATTTGGTGTAAGAAATATTGAAACCGGGTCCATAGTAGATAAAGTTGTCGGATGGCATTATGAGATTATTCCGACAGATGCAATCAGCGGATGCGAACCTTTCTGCTGGTCGATGCCGCTGACAGAAGATTATATCGACAGGTGCGAAATGGAAGTAGTTGGAAACATTTTCGACAATCCAGAGTTGTTACAGGAGGAACACAAATGAGTAAATCAGTATTAGTGATTGATACACCAGGGAAATGCGATTCGTGCATGTATATTGGTACATTCCATTCTTTCTGCAAAATAAATTGCAAAGATATTAAGGACGTAAGTACTAAGCCAGATTGGTGTCCGCTTATGGACTTGCCAGAGAAAGACGATGGAGATTATCCATCCAATACATTTGATGCTGGCTTTGTAGAGGGCTGGAACCAGTGTATTGATGAAATTACAGGAGGCGAATGATGCATAGCAATGAATATAAACGAAACTGTGAAAAAGTGTAATGTTTGTGGCAAATGGGAAACCACAGCGTATGAACCGGATTATCCGATACTTAATGATAGCTGTTTTAGATATCCAAAAGAAATTTTTGTTTGCGAAGAATGTGCGAAAAAGCGCGAAGAAAAGAATATATTTTTGTGAGGTGAAGTAGATGGAGAGATTAACAGAAAGATATGATATTGCACCAGACGGAGAATCAGATGTTTGGGTTAAACAGCACGATTACATTTCAGCGGCGCGAAAACTTTGCGATTATGAAAACTTAGAAGAACAGGGCTTGCTTGTGAGATTGCCGTGTCCTATCGGCACAACTGTATGGGATATATGCGGAATGGACATTCGGGAAAATGTGGTAAGCGGACTTGAATATGACAAAGGCGGTAAATGGTTTTTATGGACGAACGAGGATGAATGTCTTGGAGAATTGAATGTTTTGGTATTCCTCACCCGTAAAGAAGCTGAGAAGAAGTTGGAGGAACTCAAAAATGAAATTTAAAGAATTTGTAAACTGGTGCAATGAAAGAGCCTGTGATGGATGTTGGGGAATGCTAGAAGCAATAGCGTGTATTAATTTAATAAATGAGATTATGAAAATCCAATTTTGGAAAAGAGAAAAAATCTGGAAAGAAAATTATGAGCGACAGGTATTGGAAGAGATTATTAATCCGATAGAGAAGAAGTTGGAGGAGATGGAGAATGGCTGAATATGTTAAAAAGTCAGATGTAATAAAAATCATGGAAAATAATTCTCACATGATAGAGGTATTTGGAGTTAAGAAGAAAATAATTGACGGATTCGCAATGGGTTGTGATTTCGAAGATCTGGAAACTGTCAGTATTGAGGAGGACGATAAGGAGGATTAACATGAAACCAGAAGAAGCAAAAGACATATTATCCGATATGAGAGACCAGCATTTATGTTTCATTGAAAGTTCTGAAAACAAAGATGAATGGCAGAAAAAATATCTCAAGGAAGCATGGGCGTGTGATTCCGGAGCAAAAGCATTGGAAAAGCAGATTCCATGCAAACCTGAAGAATATGTTCCAGATTTTCCGTACAATATATTTTCCACTCAAAAATGTGCGAAATGCGGAACACCTGTTATTGGTAAAAAAATAAGCAAGTACTGTTCTGAATGCGGGCAGAAAATTGACTGGGGAGAGGAGTGATTAAATGGATTTTAATACAGCAATGGCGAAATCAGTAGCATGGGCCAGTACATCATTTGCCGTAATAGCGGCACTCAGTTATACAAAAGAACCATTATGCTTAATGGCATTAGTTCTTCCGCTGTTTGTTGGATTACTTGCACATTAATGAGAAGGAGTTGATAATCATGTTGGACAATCCTACACTTGAAATTGACAGAGAAAAGAACGAAGTTACGATAAAATGTAATGGGGATACTATAAAGTTCAAAGATGATAATGTGGAAGTGACCAGGGCGAGCAAAAACATGATGTTTAAGTCACCAGACATAACCCCGCAACTCGCCATATCAGCATTCACAGTACTACATCAATATTGCAGCTCAATCAGTCCACATGACTGCATCAGATGCGTATTTTACGAACATTGCCCGGAGTGTTTCATGGGGTGTCCGGGAAATCAGGGCGAGACAATCAGAAAATTACAAAGCAATGAATAAAATTAGAGAGTCGGTATTTACCGGCTCTTTTTAGTGCAAAATTTCTCAAACATGTACCACAACTTTTCTACTGACCTGTGATAGAATATACTCAGAAGTGTTACTATGGGATTTTATAGCCAGAAATGAGGTGATGATATGACGAACTTAAAAGCAGTTACAAGAAAACTTCAAAAAGCTATATTATCCACCGGATTAATTATAAAAATCGGAACATCACAATTCTACAGCCATGAGCAGGAACGATTGATTACAGTAACGATTATATCAACACCTACACTCCATCTTACAAAAAGGGGTGAATGGAAAGATTGCGATTATGAAATATTACGAACTGCATCCCAGTATGATGTAGTCATGTGCCTAAAAGAAATATGGGAGGCGGTCAGAAAATGATGGTGGGAGATAAGTATATATTAAATGGGGCAAGTCAACTTGGAGTAACAAGAGAAGGAGAGGAAGTAAAAATACCTCCGTTTTCCGTAATAGAAAAAATAAGGGATAATTTTGCAGACAAGCTTAAATTTAGAAATATGTTTGTATTATGTAAAACTGGACAAGAAATAGATGTTAGTCAGAGTATTATTGAAAGATATTTTATCCCGGATACAAAGGACGGTGGGTAAATGAATCTCACTCCTAAACAGAAAGCGTTTGCAGATGAATATATAAAGAATGGCGGGAATGCATCTGACGCCGCGAGGAAAGCAGGATACGCGCCTAAAAGCGCTGATGTAATAGGGCGCGAGAACTTACGGAAACCTGCGATTTCGGCATATATAGCCGAAAAACAGTCTCTCATCGAAAAGCAAAAAGGCACTGACATCATGTCTCTGGCAGAAATCCAGCAACGCCGCTCCATGATCGCAAGAGGTGAGCTGACCGATTCATTCGGATTTACTCCAGATTTCTCCGATCAGCTGAAATCCATGAATGATCTGGAAAAGACATTAAAAATTAAGCAAGAGCAGGAAGAAAAGAAAGCAGCAGAGGAAGCTGCTAGAAATGCGAAACCGTATCACATGGATCTGTATAACATTCCTGATTGCTTTCACCAGGCTATTAGAGATATTCGAGATAAGGAACATCTGGAGTATGTATTTAAGGGCGGACGTGGCTCCACGAAATCAACCACTGTTGGAATGACTATAGTAGAGTTGATGAAGAACAACCATGATATTCATGCAGTTGTCTGTCGTAAGGTCGGGAACACCATTAAGGATTCTGTATACAACAAAATCAAATGGGCCATTGGAAAACAGGAATTTACAGAAGAATTTGATTCTAAGTTATCACCTATGGAAATTACATTAAAAGCAACCGGACAAAAGATATACTTCCGTGGTGCTGATGACCCTGACAAGATTAAATCCATTAATCCTGAGTTCGGATATATTGGTATTCTCTGGTTCGAAGAGTTAGATCAATTCGCAGGTCCTGAGGAAATTCGTAAGATTGAGCAGTCTGCGATTCGTGGCGGCAACCTTGCATGGATATTTAAGAGCTTCAATCCACCAAAAACAATGAATAACTGGGCTAATAAGTATGTTCTTGAACCAAAAGAGAACAGAATAGTTCATTCATCAACTTACTTAGACGTGCCAAAAGAATGGCTGGGGCAGCCATTTATTGACGAAGCAGAACATCTGAAAGAAGTCAATCCAAATGCTTATGAACATGAATATATGGGAATTGCGAATGGAAACGGTGGAAACGTATTTGAATATCTGGAGATTAGAGATATTACAGATGAAGAAATTAGCCGCATGGATCGCATTTTTGCTGGTGTAGATTTTGGATGGTATCCTGACCAGTTCTGCTATCTCAGAACTTATTACGATTCTGCCAGAGAGAAGATATATCTGATTGACGAATTGTATGTAAATAAATGGAGCAACTCCAAGACCGCTGATTGGATCAAGAAAAAAGGCTATGACGATTATACGATGATATGTGATTCTGCGGAGCCTAAGTCCGTGAACGACTTCCGGGATGCCGGGCTTCCTGCCAGAGGAGCAATCAAGGGACCGGGCAGTATCGAGTATGGTTTTAAATTCTTGCAAACAAAGACTATAGTCATTGACCCGAAGCGAACACCGAACGCATACAAGGAAATTACGGAGTATGAGTATGATCGGGACAAAGAGGGAAATGTAATAAGCGGTTATCCTGATGGAAACGATCATGCAATTTCGGCACTCAGGTATGCTTATGAGCCGTTATTTAACAGGAGGGGGTACAGTGCATAAAATGTTAGATAGGTACTTTTCAGATAAAATAAATAAATTCTTAAGCATCGGTTTAAAAATATATGGATCATCTGACATTAACGAAATCTTAAAAGTTGTAGAATATGAAGACATTATTGTGCGAGATACTCCTGTAAGATGGATGGATTTTAAAAGGTAGATTAAATGGGACTTATAACAACACTAAAAAGGTGGTTTAACATGTTTTTCAAAAAACAAGCCGAAGAGGACTTTAATATCCAGGCGGCAGAATTCCCGGAGATGGAATCACTGATTAACCGGTGTGCGAACATCTATAGGGGTGCGCCGGAATGGCTGGATGATGAGGATAATATCAAGACGATCAATTTCGCGAAAACTGTCTGCTCAGAGACAGCACGGCTCACAACGCTGGCAATCGGCATCCAGATCGGCGGTTCCGCAAGGGCTACATGGCTTCAGAAACAGATTAACAAGGTATATTTTCAGATACGTCACTGGGTAGAGTACGGTTGCGCCTATGGAACGGTTTTCATCAAGCCGAACGGTGAGAGCCTTGATGTATTTACTCCGGCAGATGTGATGATTGTGGATTATGACAATCAGGAAATAAAAGGGATTATATTCAAGGATTCTTATACTGTTGGACGAAAATACTATACACGGCTTGAATATCATCGTTTTGTTGAAACCACCGTGGACGGCGTGACAACTTACCCATATTATGTTTCTAATAGAGCCTATGTATCAAAATCCCCTCAGTCAATTGGCAATAAGATTGACCTTAAACAGACCAAATGGGCTGATCTCATGGCAGATACGCCACCGATTCTCAAGGCAAACGGAGAAAAGCTGGACGGACCGCTTTTCGGAGTTCTACGGACGCCACAGGCGAACAATGTGGATATTAGCACACCACTGGGCTTGCCGGTTTTTGCTGAAGGCATTGAGGAGCTGGGAGACATTGATGTTGCGTATAGTCGGAACGCGGGGGAAATTAAAGACTCTCAGAAGATTGCTCTGTTAGATGATAGACTACTGATGCCAAGCGGTACACCTGTTTCAGCCATGTCACCACGAGGTATGGAGAACAGGCGAAACGAGATGAAATTGCCGCATTATGTCAAGAACGTGTTCGGACAGGACGAAAAAGAGTTTTATCAGGAAATCAATCCACAGCTCAACACGGATGCACGGTTGGCCGGAATCAATGCGCTACTGTCACAGCTTAGCTACAAATGTGGATTTAGCAGTGGTTATTTTGTGTTTAACGAGAAAACTGGAATGGTGACGGCTACGCAGGTGGAAGCGGACGACCGCCGGACAATTCAGTTTATTAAGGACGTTCGGGATAAGCTGGAGGATTGTCTGAATGGCGTAATCTATGCACTCAATGTTTTTGCCGACCTGTACGATCTAACTCCGGTGGGCGTTTATGAAACAACATACGACTTCGGAGACATAACCTACAACAGAGAAGAAGACCGTGCAAGATGGTGGCAGTATGTTGTACAGGGAAAGGTTCCAGCATGGCTGTTTTTCGTAAAATTTGAAGGAATGACCGAGGAAGATGCGAAAGCAATGGTCAAAGAAGCTCAGCCAGACGAACCGAAACTGTTTGGAGATGAATAGTTATGTTAAGCCCAGAATATTTACGCCGGATAACAGAGGGCAGCGAACAAATTGCCGAAGAGCTACATCAGTATATCATCTCTGAGATTGTGTCGAGAATGGTGGCAAGAATCGGCAGAGGTGAAGATTATATTCTGACTAATGCCGATGCGTGGAGAATCAGAACGTTACAGGAATCTGGTGAGCTGATAGAGGACATTCTGACGGAATTATCCAGATACACCAAACGCGAACAGCAGGAACTTCTTGAAGCGTTTGAAGATGCAGGAATCACTGCAATGAACTATGATGATAAGATATACAAGGCGGCAGGATTAAGCCCTGTACCACTCGAACAGTCGCCAGCTATGATAAGACTCATGGAGCGAAATATGCTTGCGACTATGGGTGAGTGGAAGAACTTTACAAGAACGACTGCAAGTGCCGCTCAAAGACTCTATATTGAGCAGTGCGACCTTGCGTACAATCATGTAATGACTGGGGCGGTTGGGTATACACAAGCCATTAAAGAGGCAGTTAATAACGTTGTGAGTGATGGTGTGACAGTCACATATCCATCTGGCAGAAAAGATACAATCGAAACAGCAGTAGCACGTTCTGTCAGAACTGGTGTGGCTCAGGCTACGGGAGATATATCTCTAAAACGTATGGAAGAAATGGACTGGGATTTAGTTCTGGTCAGTGCACACATGGGAGCCAGAACGGGTGACGGCGGCGAGAACCCCGGAAATCACTCATGGTGGCAAGGCAAGATATATTCCCGTACTGGTAAGAGTAAGAAATTTCCGCCATTCTCACTGACCGGATATGGAACAGCAAGCGGATTGTCAGGGGTCAACTGCCGGCATAGTTTTGGGGCAAGTGACGGAGAATTTAATCCTTATGCGGAATTATCAGCACAGGATAAAGCTGATAAAGGCAAACAGTACGAAAAGGAACAGCGGCAACGTACTTACGAGCGAAGAATCCGAAAAACAAAGCGTGAAGTCCTTGGACTGCAAGCAGGAGTTGATAATGCACCGAATGAAAAGGCGAAATTCGCACTCCAACAAGACCTTGACCGGAAGTCTTATCTTTTGCAGAAACAAAATGCTGCATATAAGGATTACTGCAAGCGGAACGATTTGAGGGAACTACAAGACCGACTTATGATTGCGAAGTGGAACCGTCAGAACGCCGCAAAAGCCAGAGGAGCGGCGAAGAGATATAAAACAGCAAAGGGGATTGACTAATGGACAGATGGGAATATTTCAATCCTAATCCTGTTAAGGGCAAGAGAACAGGAGATTGCGTTGTCCGGGCAATATGTAAGGCAACCGGCTTTGACTGGGAAACGGTATTCGCCGGGCTAATGGTACAGGCGTGCACTCTGTCAGATATGCCGAGTGCAAATTATGTCTGGGGAGCGTATCTCTATAAACGTGGGTACAGGCGCAAACTGATTGAACAATCAGAACGATATATCTATACAGTCAACGACTTTTGCACAGACCATCCGACAGGCACATACATTCTCTGCATAGATGGCCATGTGGTGACAGTACAGAACGGCAAATATTTTGATACATGGGATAGCGGTAATGAGATCCCGGTATATTACTGGGAAAAGGAGTAGCTAAATGAGCATACAGGAATTTATTCAATTGTTTCTTTCAGTCTGCGGAGGGGTGTCCATTGTCGGAGGGGCGGCAGCCGTAATCTTTAAGTGGATTACACCGGCATTTCGACTCAACAAGCGAGTTGAAACACTGGAAGAACATGATAAGCGTGACTTTGAGAGTCTTCAGAGGATCGCGGAGCGTGATTCATTGATTCTGGAAGTACTATCAACCATGTTGGATAGTCAGATCAGTGGGAATAATGTTGAGGAATTAAAAAAAACAAAGCAGAAGCTCACGGAGTATCTTGCACAGAATCAACGTTAGCATTGATAAGGGGTATGCTTATGAAGTTATATGTGTTCACGAAGAAAGATATAGACAGGTTCTTGACAGAGTGTAATTTTACACCGGACGAGGAAAAACTGTTCCGGCTAAGATGTCAGGAACGCACTCTTGAATACTGTGCTGAGAAAATGAACGTGAGTATATCCACGGCGAAACGATTAAGCCGCCGGGTAAACAATAAAATAATTAAAGTGTGCTGATACTTTTTGGACACTAATTAGAGCCAGAAACGACCTGTTTCGGGTTCTTTTTTTATGCAAAAATATAATCAGAAAGGTGGTGCATAAGATGGCATTATACAACAATCCTTATCAATATAGTTTTGGCGTTCCGGGACAGATGAATCAGTTCCAGCAACAGCCTGTCCAGATTCCAGCTCAAACAGTACAGCAACCACAGCAGAACAACAATGGTATCCTGTGGGTATCTGGTGAAGTGGGTGCAAAATCCTATCTGGTAGCACCCGGAACAAGTGTTTTGCTGATGGACAGCGAAAGCGAAAAGTTCTACATAAAATCCACAGACGTTTCCGGTATGCCACAGCCATTACGTACGTTTGAATATCATGAAATAGGCACTCAGATGCCACCTAAACAGCCTGTTCAGAACATGGACAGTAAATATGTCACCAGACGGGAATATGATGATTTAAAGGGCAAATACGAAGCTATCATAAACCGATTAAATTCTTTTTCTGAACCTGTTAGGGCTAGTACCGCGCAGGAATCAGCGGCTAAGGGAGGAAATGCAGATGAGTAATCCATTATTTAACGCACTTGGCGGCGGAATACCACAGGGAAACGGGCCAATGCAGATGATACAGCAATTTATGCAGTTTAAGCAGAATTTTAAGGGAGACCCGAAAGCAGAAGTCCAGAAGATGTTACAGTCTGGGAAGATTTCTCAGCAGCAACTTAATCAGGTTCAACAGATGGCAGGGCAGTTTCAAAATCTGCTGAAGAATATGAAATAGTACATTACAATCTGGCCAGATTGATGTAAATACACAATAAAGGAGATTATAACTATGGATGGAAATTATAGCTTAGCAGATATTGCCGCTGCTACTGGAAACGGCAGAAATAATGACGGCATGTTTGGCGGAGATGGTAGCTGGTGGATTATTGTTTTATTCATTTTTGCTTTCTTCGGATGGGGAAACAACGGCTGGGGCAATAATGGCAACGGCGGCGGATATGCAGCCACAGCAGCTACTCAGGCAGATATTCAGAGAGGATTCGACAATTCCGCAGTAATCAGCAAACTTGACGGGATCAATAGCGGCCTCTGTGATGGCTTTTATGCCATGAATAATGGTATGCTTACCGGATTCAACGGCATCAACACCAACATCATGCAGACTGGTTTCGGAATCCAGCAGGCAATCAATGCTGATACTGTAGCGAATATGCAGAATACAAACGCATTACAGGCACAGCTTGCAAACTGTTGCTGTGAGACCAGAGAAGCAATCCAGGGCGTAAACTACAACATGGCGCAGAACACCTGTGCATTGCAGAACACCATGAATAGCAACACAAGAGACATTATCGACAGCCAGAACGCCGGAACAAGAGCCATTCTCGATTATCTTTGCAATGAAAAGATTTCTAACCTGCAGGCTGAAAACAATGACCTCAGACGTGCCGCTTCTCAGGATCGCCAGTCTGCACTTCTCACAACTGCGATGGCTTCTCAGACACAGCAGCTCATTAATGCGATTAATCCGGCACCGATTCCGGCATATCAGGTTCCTAATCCGAACACATTTTACGGATGCGGATGCAACACTGGATGTAATTGCTGATAACTTCATATCGAGAGTATCTTTCGATTGATTCGAATGTCGGCTTATGCCGTATTACACAGAGGGGCAGGCTGAGACCTGTCCTTTTGTGATATGAAAGGGGTAAAAATTATGGCAGAATTTACAAATGTAGCTGCTCAGACTGTAGCAGCAAATGGAAACGTAGTATTTTCAAACACAGCAGTTAAGGGCTCTAACTGCATTCAGCACAGAGAGGGAAGTGGAATTATTACGCTAAGAGGACTGACTAACCAGTGCAAAGCGAGATTCTTTGTGGATTTCTCCGGCAACATCGCAATTCCAACAGGCGGTACTGTCGGAGCTGTTTCTCTGGCTATTGCAATCTCTGGTGAACCTGTATTATCTTCCCAGATGATCTCCACACCGGCAGCAGTAGATCAGTATAACAATGTGTCCTCTGGTATCTATATTGACGTACCTCGCGGATGTTGCGTTAATATCGCAGTAGAGAACACAAGCAATCAGGCAATTTCTGTTGCGAACGCAAACATTGTTGTGACTAGAGAAGCGTAGGAGGTGCAGCTATGAGAGATATTAAAGACTTATGTGCAAGAATTGAAGACGAACTGTCCAAAATCGCTGACAATGGACTGACCACCGGAAATCTGGAAATGACATACAAGCTGATTGATATGTACAAAGATATCAAGAACACTCAGTACTGGGATAAGAAAGTAGAGTACTACAACACTGTCCTTGATGAGATGCGTGGCGGATACAATGACGATTACAGCGAACGCGGAAGAAAACGCGATAGCATGGGAAGATACAGCGCAAATGACGGCAGAATGATGCCAGACTACGACCGGGGTAGTTCTTATGCCAGACGTGGTGAACATTACGTCAGAGGCCATTACAGCCGTTCTGACGGACGGGATGCTTATGATGATTACATGACGCAGAAACAGAGCTATCGTTCCGGCAAATCCGAGGACTGTAAGAGGAAGATGCTTGCCGCTCTGGAAGAACATCTGGACGAACTCACTACAGAAATGAGCGATATGTCCAAGGATGCAGAGTGCCGGGAAGAACGTGATCTTGTCAAGAGATACGTGGAAAAGCTCCGTGATATGCTCTAATTGGCTAAAACATGTACCACAACTTTTGGGAGGTTCTGTGGTAAAATGTATTCATAGGGAAGAATCGTAAGCAGAAATGCTTGACATAGACATTTTTATTGCTTTCCTCCTTTCTTTAAGCAGATGCGTGTCCTTAATAGAAACAGGTTCGGGGTGGAATCTGGAGGTTGAAAAGCGGATGCAATTTCCGACACGTATCATTGCCGTTAGTGCATGGCGGCATACCTCCTTGTGAGAGCATATAACTGAACAGTGGAATTCAACCCGTGCAGAGGTGCACGACCGTATAGGCGGTGTTGACGTAGCCCGAAACGTCTCGTGTTTAGGCATAGCACGTAAAATACCTTGCTAACCCGGGAATCCGGGTTATGTGGAAAGTACGTTAATGGTAGACTGACAGGGTCGCTCCCTGGGTTCCGGTTCGATTCCGGGCTTTCCGCTTACCCTGCCAGTGGTCTAACTGGCTTAATCCATTTACCTGCGGCGGCAGGTCAATAAACACGACCAGGAGGAT